GTCAACATCCCGGAATACCGCCTGCTCGCGCGTCGGCCGAACGAATGGCAAACCTCGCTGGAGTGGCGGCGCATGATGACCGCGCACGCTGCGCTGACCGGTACCGGCCTGTCGATCAAGGTCCGGGGCGATAACCGACGGGTGCAGGAACTGATCCCGATCGAGCCCGGGCAATGGGACGTGCGCCGCGTGTCCCGCTATGAGCTGCGGTACCGCTGCTGGGACGAGTTCGGACTGATCGGGGAGTTCGAGCCCGACGATGTTTTCGTGCTCAACGGACTGCAGTGGAACTGGACCAAGAGCATGGACGCGGTGACGCTCGCGCGCTCTGCAATCGGCCTGGCGATGGCGACCGAGCGCAGCCAGGCGGCCATGCACGAGAACGGCCTGCGCCCGAGCGGCGTGTACACGGTCGACAAGGTGCTCGACGAGAAGCAGCACGAGCGCCTGACCGCCTGGATCCGGAAGTTCGCCGGGGTGAACCGCACCGGGGATCCGTTCGTCCTCGACAACAACGCGAAATGGGTCTCCACCGCATTGACCGGCGTCGACGCCCAGCACGTCGAGACGCGCCGGCTGCAGATCGAGGAAATCTGCCGCGTGTACGGCGTGTTCCCGATCATGATCGGCCACAGCGACAAGTCGGCCACGTTCGCTAGCTCGGAGGCGTTCTTCGCCGCGCACGTGAAGCACACATTGATGCCGTGGCACCGTGCCTGGACGCAGCGCATCGACGAGATGCTGCTGGACGGCTCCGGGCCGCTGTTTGCAGAGTTCGACGTCCGGTACCTGACGCAGGGCTCGATGGCAGACCGTTCGCAGTGGGCCCGCACGATGGTCGAGCTCGGCGTCTATACCCGCAACGAAATCCGCGACATGGAAGGCATGGACCCGCTGGACGGCCTGAACGAACCCCTCACGCCCCTGAACATGAGCCAAGGCGGCAAACAAGGAACCAACGATGCAAAAACGAACCCTCCCGCGTGACCTGGAGCGCCGGGACACGGCCGGCGGCCGCGAGGTACGCAACATCGCATTCGAGCTCAAGACCGCTGGCGACGACGGCACCGTCGAGGGCTATGGCTCGGTGTTTGGCGTGCGCGACGATTACGACGACGTCATCGCGCGCGGCGCCTACGTTTCCTCGCTGGCAGCACACAAGGCCGCAGGCACGATGCCGGCCATGCTCTGGCAGCACGACCCGAGCGCGCCGATCGGCGTCTGGACCGAGATGGTCGAAGACGGCAAGGGCCTGAAGATCAAGGGCCAGCTGGCCCTGGACACGGTCAAGGGCAAGGAGGCGCACGCCCTTCTGAAGATGGGCGCCATCAACGGCCTGTCGATCGGCTTCATCGCGAAGAAGTGGGATTACGACCGCGAGACGGACGTGCGCACGCTGACCGAAGTCGACCTCTGGGAAGTCTCCCTCGTCACGTTCCCCGCGAACGACAAGGCCCGCATTACCGGTGTCAAGGCGTCGGATGTCGCGGGCGTCAAGACCATTCGTCAAGCCGAACAGGCCCTGCGGGATGCGGGCTTCTCGGCGGACGCGGCCAAGGCGCTGATCGCCGAGGTCAAACGCATCGCTTTGGATGAGCGGGACGCTCATGAAGCCGCTGCGGCGCTGAAGGCGGCCAACCGGCTGCTCCAATCCCTCACCTCGTGAAAGAAAATCACATGAAGAAAACCGTTCTGCTGGCCGCCACCATGGCCGCACACTTCGCCGCGTTCCAGGCCAAGGCCGCGGTGGTTCCGTACGAAAAGCGCGATGAGCCGACCTTGCGTTCGGTGGCCGAGGCGATCGACAGGATCAATACTGCGTTCACCGAATACAAGCGCACGAATGACGAGCGCATTGAAGCGATCAAATCCGGCAAGTCGACCGCCGAATTCGACGCCAAGCTGGCCAAGATGGACCAGGCGCTGGACGCACTGAGCGAGCAGAAGAGTCGGCTCGAAAAACTGGAAGGCAAGATGGCCCGCCCCGGTGCGCTGGGCGGTGGCGAGGTCGACCAGAAGGAATCCGCGGAAGCGATCGCGTACAAGGGCGCGTTCCTGGCCTGGATGCGCAACCCGAGCGACCCGGAGCGCCGCGACGCGTTGTACCGTCGCGGCAAGGAACTGAAGAAGGTCGAGATGCGCGCTGCCCCGGCTGGCGACGACGACGCGGATTGGGCGCAATTCGAGACGCGCTCGACTCAGGCGGCCACGACCTCCGGCGCCGCCGGCGGCTACGCCGTCCCGAAGTCGATCGAGCAGCAGATCGCGCGCCTGTCCGTCGACATCTCGCCGATTCGCCAGATCGCTACCGTTCGCCCGGTCGGTACCACGGACTACCACGAGCTGTTCGATGTCAACGGTGCAAGCTTCGAATGGGTTGGTGAGACGGATACCCGGAACCAGACGAACACCCCCGATCTGCAGGAGGTCGTTCCGACTTTCGGCATGGCCTCGGCCAAGCCCCAGGCATCGGAAGAGTCGCTGGACGACCTCTTCTTCGACGTCGAGTCCTGGCTGATACAGTCGGCATCCGAGGCCATCGCACAGGGTGAAGGCGCCGCATTCGTTGCGGGTAATGGCACGAAGAAGCCAACCGGCTTCCTCGCTGGTCTGGCCCCGGTCTCAACCGGCGATGCAGGCCGCGCGTTCGGCGCCCTGCAGTACATCGCCTCGGGACAGGCCGGCGCCATGCCGACGAGCCTCGACACCTTCTACGACATGGTCTACGCGCTGCGGGCGCGCTACCGTGCGAATGCTTGCTGGGTGACGGCCAAGCTGCTGCTGGCGTCGCTGCGCAAGTACAAAGACTCCACCGGCCAGTACATGTGGCAGAACGCCGTCGCCGCGGGCCAGCCGGATACCTTCCTGGGCTACCCGGTGGTCGAAGCCGAAGACATGCCGGCGGTCGCTGCCAACTCGTTCCCGCTCGCCTACGGCGACTTCAAGGAAGGCTACCTGATCTGCGATCGCGTCGGCATGCGCATGACCCGCGACGAGATCACGCAACCGGGCTTCGTGAAGTTCTACGTGCGTAAGCGCGTGGGCGGCAAGTTGCGCAATTCGCAGGCGATCAAGCTGCTGAAGATCGCGGCATCGTAATCCATCAACACGTGACGGGCCGCTGCGGCGGCCCGTCCTTTTCCTGGAGCAGCAATGAAACTGATCGCACAACAAGACTTCAGCTGGGCACATCGCGGCGTCGAGGTCGAGCACTTCGAGGCAGGTGCCGTAATCGACACCGACGACCAGGACCTGATCGACGTCTCGATCAGCGAAGGGTGGGCCGCGCCTGCCGATGGCGAAGAAGTTCCGCCGGCGTCCGCGAAGCGCACGCGTGTCAAGTAGTAATCCTCGCATTACAACGAAAGCCGACCGGCAGCGACCAGCGGTGCCCGGCCGGCGGCATGCAAAGGAATAACCGATGATTGATCGACTGATCGTCCCGCCGGCGGCGCTGGCGGTGTCGATGGCGGCGGCGCGCGCGTCTGCGCGCACGAGTGGCACGGCTCTGGACGTGGAACTGCAGCAGAAGGTGCAGGACTTCACGGAGGATGCCGAGCACCGGACCGGACGCGCGCTGATCACGCAGACCTGGGAGGTGACACTCGATGCGTTCCCGGACGCGATCCGGCTGCCGCACGCGCCGCTGGCCAGCGTCGCACACGTCAAGTTCTACGATGCGGACGGCGTGATGCAGACGCTGGACCCGCAGGATTACATGGTCGACACGAAGAGCGAGCCGGGCTGCGTCGTGCCCGTGCCTGGCCGTGCCTGGCCGGCGACGGCCTCGCGCATCAATGCCGTCGAGGTGCAGTACGTGTGCGGCTACGGTCCGGACGAGACGTCGGTGCCGGCCGCGATCAAGGGCTACATCCTGGGCATGATCGAGAACGACTATTTCCCAAACCCGAACGCCCAGTTTCTGTGCCGAAAGCTTGACCGCTACTGGGTGCCGGGATGACGGCGCTGTTTCGGAAGGATGAACAGGTCACGATCGAGCGGCACACGGCCGCGCGGGACCCGGACTATGGCACGGAAATCCCGGGCGCAGGTGGCTGGGAGGTCGTCGCCGACCACGTCTGGGCGAATGTGCAGGACCAGCTGCCGAGCCGCGGCGAGAGCACGGCGAACGGCATGGTCACGGCCGTGACGCGCACCCGCCTGCGCATCGAGATCGACGACCGCATCACGACCGCCATGCGTGTGACGCTGCACGGCAAGGGCGGCCGCGTCATGCAGATCATCGCCGGGCCGGCGCTGCTGGACGATCGGCGCAACGCCGAATGGATGCTGGAGGGATATAGCCATGGCTGACGAAGCAATCATAGGTGGGCGCGCGCTGGACGCGTTCCTGCAGCAACTGCCGGTGAAGGTCGAGCGGAACATTATGCGCGCCGCGATGCGCGCTGGCGCGAACGTATTCAAGGCCGCTGCGACGCATGGCGTTCCCGTCGACGACGGCGCCCTGAAGGCGAGCATTCGTGTCACCACCAGGTCAAAAAACGGCGCCGTGTATGCGTCGGTGAAGGCCGGTGGCCGCGCGGCGCCGCATTGGCACTGGGTCGAATTCGGTACCGCCGCCCATAAGATCAAGGCCAAGCCCCAGCACGCGCTGTCGTTCGGCGGCACGACGGTACGTGAGGTCGATCATCCGGGCGCGAAACCGCATCCGTTCATGCGGCCGGCGTTCGACGCGGCGGCGGCGGCGGCGATCGCCGCAGCCGCGGCGAAGATCCGGCAGCGCCTGACGAAGGAAGGTATTAACGTCCCGACACCGGAGGAATCATGAGCGTCAAGGTTATCCGCGCTCTGCTGGTCGGCGCGCCGGCCGTGCTGGCGCGCGTGTCGGCGGATCAGATCGTGGCCGGCGTCATCAAGGGGGTGACGCCGCTGCCCGCTCTCGGTATTACTGAGGTGAGCTCGGTCTCCGTCGGCGCGATCGACGGCCAGGCCGAGTACTCGATCGTCACCAGCCGCGTGCAGGTGACAGCCGTCGGCAAGGCCTATCCGGAAGTGAAGTCGCTGATCGACCTCGTGCGGCGCGCGTGCAACTTCCAGCGCGGCGCGATCGCCGGTATCGACGTCATCAGCATCGTGCGTGACACGGTCGGGCCCGACCTGGCCGACGATGCCGGCAACAGCTACCAGAGCATCGATTTCAAGGTCACGTACCACGAGTTCAACTAGTAAATACAGCAGTTTCAACCCGGGCCCGCACAGCTTCCGCTTGCGGGCTTTTTCATTCCTGAAGGAGAACCATGGGCACCGGCAGCGGAGTTTATAAACAGGTCACCTACAAAGCGGAGACCACCTACGGCGTCATGCCAGCGGCCGCGAGCGCGCAGTCGCTGCGCCGCGTCACCTCGTCCCTCGACCTCACGAAGGACACCTACCAGTCGAACGAAATCCGCCCGGACTTCCAAGTGTCCGACTTCCGCCACGGTCTGCGCAAAGTCGGTGGCTCGATCAGCGGCGAGCTGTCCGCCAAGACCTATGGCGATTTCATCGCCGCAGCCGTGAAGAAGGACTTCGTCGCCGGCGTCAGCGTGACGGGCGCCTCGATCACGGTCGGTGGTGTCGCCGGCGCCTGGACGGTCACGCGCGCGGCCGGTTCGTGGTTGACCGACGGCGTCAAGATTGGCGACGTCGTACGCTTGACGGCGGGTGCCTTCAACGCGAACAACCTGAACAAAAATATCCTGGTCACTGCGGTCACCGCGCTGGGCCTGACCGGCGCGACCCTGAACGGCTCGAGCCTCACGGCCGAAGGCCCGATCGCAAGCGCGACCCTGACGGTCGTTGGCAAGAAGACGATGGTTCCGCAAGCCGGCCACACCGACAAGTCGTTCTCGATCGAACACTGGCACCCGGACGTCGGCGCCACCGGCGCGAGCGAGGTGTTCACCGGCTGCAAGGTGTCGAAGGTGACGTTCACGCTGCCGGCTACCGGCATGGCCACGATCGCCGTGGAGTTCAGCGGCAAGGACGCGACGCCCGGCACCGCGCAGTACTTCACGTCGCCGACGCCCGTTACCGTGACGGGCGTGATGGCGGCCGTGAACGGCGTGGTGAAGGTCGGCAGCGTGAGCGGCGGCACGATCACGAGCGCGAGCATCGAGATCTCGTGCGCGCAGTCCAGCGAGCCGGGCATCGGCTCCAACGTGGCCGACCAGGTCGCCACCGGTCGCGTCATCGTCACCGGCCAAGTCACCGCGAAGTTCGATTCGACCGCGCTGCGCGACGCCTTCTACAACGAGACCGAGACGAGCGCCTACCTGGCCTTCACGGCGGACAACACGGCCAGTTCGGATTTCATCGCCTTCGCCATCAATCGCCTGAAGGTGAACGGCGCCTCGAAGGACGATGGCGAAAAGATCCTGATCCAGACGATCCCGTTCCAAGCGCTGCTGAACACCGACGGCGGCGCCGGCCAGCCGGAAGACCTGACGACTATCGCTATCCAGGACTCGGCCGTCTAACCCCTTTCGCCGCAATGGCGGCAACACAGGCACCGACTGGTCGCCGTCGCCTTTCGCGGGCGCGGCGGCCGGCACGGGCAGCACATCAACCTCTCCGCGAAAGAGAAAATATGAACGCAATCGCTCAACCCTCCGACCTGCTGACCAAACTGGTGGCATCCCTGGACATCGACGCCTTCGACGACGTGCCGACCGGTCGTCTCGTCCTCGTGAATCCAAAAACGAAGGAGCCGACCAGCACGTACATCGAACTGGCCAGCCCGGAACACGAATCGCGCAAGCGCATCGATCTGGCCCGCACCCGCAAGCTGCGCGCCGAGTTCGCAGCCACCGGAAAAATGCCGTCGTCCGATCCGCTGGAAGACCTGGAAGACGAGACCGATTACCTGGTCGCTTCGGTCCTCGGCTGGAACGTCGCCCGCGGTGGCCAGACGGTCGAGTGCACGCCGGCAAACGTGCGCGCGCTGCTCACGGACCCGACCAAGCAGTGGTTGCGCGGCCAGGTGCGCGCCGGCATCCACAAGACCGAGCTTTTTATCGCCGACTCCGCGAAAGCCTGACGGAGTGCTGCCGCGCCGAGTACGAGCTGGCGGCGCGGCTCGGCGACGGCGCAACGCTGCGCACGCACCTGCAGCGCGCCGCGAAGAACACCGGTGAGCGCGATCCGCGTCTGAATATCGAGTGGCCACGCATCGGGCGCCCCATCTGGGACGCTTTCCGCCGCATCGGCCGCTCCATGACGATGAACGGCCCGGGCCCGATTACGCCGCAGGACATCCTGGCGTACCAGACGCTGTATGGCGTGACGTTCACGGCCTGGGAGCTCGAAGTGATCGACGCTTTCGATGCCGTCGCGCTCGAGGCGATGCACAAGAAAGACTGAAGGGCGCCTGCGCGGCGCCAGTTTTCATTGGAGAACCGCATGATTATCGGCGACATGGAAATCCGCCTGCGCGCCGACATCGCGCGCCTGCAGCGCGATATGGATGATGCTCGCCGCGTTGTTGGCGGTGCCGTGAACGGGATCGCCGAGATGGCGAAGATGGCGCGGGGAGCGCTTATTGGCATGGCCGCAGGCATTTCGTTCGCCGCGCTCGTGCACCAGGTCGTCGAAGCGCAGCGCGAATTCGACAAGTTGAACGCATCCCTGATCACGGCCACGGGCTCGACTGCGAATGCGGCGGCGGCATTCAAGGCTCTGCAGGATTTCGCGGCCACGACGCCGTACAGTGTACAGGAAGCGACCGAGGCGTTCGTCAAAATGCGCAACCTCGGTTTGGATCCGTCGGAGCGTGCGCTGCGCTCTTACGGCAATACGGCTGCGGCGATGGGCAAAGGCCTGAACCAGATGGTCGAGGCCGTGGCGGATGCCGCTACCGGCGAATTCGAGCGCCTGAAAGAATTCGGCATCACGGCGAAGCAGAATGGCGACCGGGTGGCCCTGACGTTCAAGGGCATGACCGCCAATATCGGAAACAACGCGAAGGAGATCCAGGACTACCTGCGCAAGATCGGCGAGACCGACTTTGGTGGCGGTATGGAGCTGCGCGCAGCGACGCTCGACGGTGCGATCAGCAATCTGGGCGATACGTGGCAGAGCGTTCTTCGCACGATTTCTTCGAATGGTATCGGCGAAGCGATGATGTCGGGCGTGCTGGCCGTCAGCGGCGCCCTGCAGGACCTGAGTGCGATACTCGACGCGGTTGGCGGTGCCGCCGGCAAGGAAGGTCAAGCGGTCAAGGAAGCCACGGGAGTCCACGCGATCCTGACAACCACGTTCGAAGCGCTGGCCGTGGTCGGTGTCAACATCGCCTACGTCTTCCAGACCATTGGCAAAGACATTGGCGCGTTTGCTGCGCAAGCTGCCACGCTGTTCAATGGTGGGATGAAAGGGCTGGTTGATGGCTCTTCACTGAAAGCCGTCCAGGACATCGGACGGACACGGGTCGCAGAGGCGGAGCAGGAACGCAAAGCGGTCGATGCGAAAAGCGATGCCATTCTCGGTGCGGCGAAGAACGCGCAGACCGCGCAAGATGCCGAGACGGCAAACCTTAAGAAGAACACGACGGATCGGCTTGCGCAATTTCAGCTAGTGCTTACGGACGAGCAAAAACGTGACAAGGCTCTCATGGACACGCTCGAGCTGCGCAACCGCCTGAATGGCGTCAACGCGCAAACGGCGGGCGAACTAACGAAGCTGAAGGCGGCACTCGATACTGGGGCCATCAGCCAAGCCGAGTACAACCGCTATGTCGCACAGGTCAACAAAGACGCTACCGAGAGCACGACGGTCTACAAGAACGCTGTAAAGAACATTGACCTGCAGACCGCAGCGCTCCAGCGGCAGGCGACGGCGCGTGACTATGACAATGAACAGGCGCAGCGGCAAATTGACTTTTTACGGCGCACGGGCCAACTGAACGAAGAGGACGCCATTAACCAGAAGGCCGATAAGGATCTGGAAAAAATGCGCGATCAGCTGGGGCTACTTGAAAAGCAGAAGCAGCTTGAGGGCCGCAAGTTAGACAACCAAGGTAAGGTGCGCGCTATAACGGACCAGATTGCGCAGACGAACAAAGCTATCGCCGATCGGGAACTTCAGCGCGGCAACGACCTGTTCGAGCTGGACCAGAAGCGATACCGCGAGGCGGCAGGCAACTATGCGGACCTCCTCGAGGCCGCTCAGGCCCAGTCGAAGTCACAGCAAGACGCGGTGCGCGATGGGCAGGACGAGATCGACATGCTCGGCATGACGTCGAAGCAGATTGCCGAGGTCACCGCGCAGCGCCTGCGCGACCGTGCGGCCCTTCTCGATCAGTGGGCGACGGTGCTGGACATCCAGGACGATACCAAGCGTCTCGGCGATGAAAGCCGCAAGCAGGCGGAATCGCTACGCGCGCTGGCGGACCAGGCGCTGCTGAAGGACGAACTGACCCGGCAGAAGGAGTTGTGGAGCCAGATCGAGAGTACGGCGCACGACACGTTTATCAGCATCTTCGACAGCGGGAAATCGGTGTTCGACCGCCTGCGCGATACGCTGAAAAACGGTTTGCTCGAGCTGCTGTACCAGATGACGATTAAGAAGTGGGTTTTTCAGATGCAGGCTGACTACGTCGGCTCGACGTTGGCCAGCGCAGGAGCGTCCACGGCGTCCGGCCTGACGAGCGCAGCGAGCACGGCCATTAACGGTGCGTCCTTGCTTAAGGGCGGCCTGTCGAGCGGCGCAGGCAGCATGATCGCCAGCGCCGGCAACTTCGTAGGCTCGAGCTCGCTGTCTGCGTTCGGTGCCGGGTTCGCTGGCAGCTCCGCGGGCATGGCCACTACCGCAGCCGAGACGTTCTCGGCGGCAGGCATGGCTGCGGAGGCAAGCGCCGCAAGTCTGGGCGCGAGTGTGGCCGCCGCTCTGCCTTACGTAGGGGCCGCGATCGCGGCTTTCGCCATCCTGAAGAAGGGATTCGGCCACGGCCCGACGGAAGTCGCCAGCCAGGGCCTGCGCGGTATGCTGACGTCCGATAGCGTTAGCGGGGTGACTTACCAGAACCTGCATCAGGACGGCGGCTGGTTCACCAGCGACCGCAACTGGACCGACACGCAGGCGATTAGCGCCGAGTTGAGCAAGCAGCTTACCGAAGGCTTGACGTCGATCGAGAAAGCAACCGCCGGCTTTGCAAAATCACTGGGCCTGTCGGCCGACTCGATCGCTAGTTATAGCAAGACGTTCGACATCAAACTGACGGGTGACCAGGCGAAGGACGCGCACGCGATCGCCGACTTCTTCAGCGGCGTGAGCGATGAAATCGCGACCCGTCTTGCTCCGAACCTGTCCGACTTCACCAAGTCGGGCGAGACGGCCGCGGCGGCACTTGAACGGCTCGCCGGCGACTTTCAAGTAACCGACCAAGTTGCGCAGCTGATCGGTAAGTCTGCTGCCGACGCCTTCGGCACGGCCGGCATCGAGTCGGCGAAGGCGAGGGAGCGATTGATCGACCTGGCCGGCAGCGCGTCGACGTTGTCGGCAGAGGCGCAGAGCTACGCGCAGGCGTACCTGACCGACGCCGAACGGCTGGCGCCGGTGCAGAAGGCGCTAGAAGCCGCGATGGCGGACCTCGGGCTGTCTTCTGTGCAGACGCGTGCACAGTTCAAGGACGTCGTCAGTTCGCTCGACCTGACGACCGAGGCCGGCCAACAGCAATTCGTCGCAATGATGCAACTCGCTGATGCTTTCGCCCAGGTGCATCCAGAGACGACAACGAAGGCGCTTCAGGAAAGGCAGGATCTCCAAAGCCAGCTGGACGAGTTGACCATGACGTCGACTCAGCTGCTGGCCAAGCAGCGTGACGCGCTCGAAGAAAGCAACCGTGCTCTGTTTGACCAGGTGCAGGTGATCAAATCCGTGAAGGCGGCAGCGGGAGCTCTCGTCGGCGACGTGGATGGGGCATTCTCGGTGTTGCAAAAAGTGGTCGAGCGTGAGAAGGCTGCGGTGCAGACCGTGGTTAACGCACACACGGCCGCGGTGACGAAACTGCAATCGCTATCGCAGTCCCTCCGGAGCACGCTCGACAGCCTGAAGTCGCCCGATCAGAAGCTGGCTGAGCGCGCCGTTGGCCAGGCGCAGATTCGCGCCGCGGTGGCGATTGCCAAGGCCGGCGGACCTCTGCCGAGTTCGGATGATCTGAAGGATGCACTGAGCGCCGTGACGCAGGACGCGACGAGCCAGTTTTCGTCGTACACGGACTATCTTCGTGACCTGTACCAGACGCAGAACGACATCGCACAGCTTGGCGACCTGACGGACGACCAGTTGTCGATCGAGCAGAAGGCTTTGAAGGCGGCGCAGGATCAACTCGACTCGCTGGACGAGCAGCTTAAAAGAGCGCAAGAGCAGGTCGACATCCTGAAAGGGATTAACACCAACGGCCTGACTCTCATCCAGGCGATGGACGCATTGACATCGGCGGTTCTTGCGGCGAATGGCAACCCGATCGTGAGTGCCACGTCTGCGATCAACGGTGCCTACCAGCAGTACCTGGGCCGTGCGCCAGATGCCGCTGGGCTGGAGTGGTGGCAGAACGCTGCCGCGAACGGCGCACCGGTTTCGCAGATCGTTGATGGCATCAAGGGTTCGACCGAAGCGAGCCTCAAGACGCTGTACCAGAGCGTGTTGGGCCGGGCTCCGGACGCTGAAGGTCTGGCGTTCTGGATGAAGGCATACGGGCCAACGATGGACGCCAGCGAGACCGCGGACTGGATGAAGGCTGCCCAGAAAGACCCGGGCTATAAGATCCCAGGCTTCGCGACCGGTGGCGATTTCGCTGGTGGCTGGCGCATCGTTGGTGAGAACGGTCCGGAGCTCGAGGCAACGGGGCCGGCCCGCATCTTCAATGCAAGCCAGACGTCGGATTTGTTCGCGCGGCTGGCCAGCCCATCGAGCAACAACGATGCGCTGATTGCCGAGATCAAGGCGCTTCGGGCTGAGGTCCAAGCGCTCCGTGTCGCCAACAGCGCTGAAAACATGGCGATTGCAAAGAGCTCGGCGAAGTCTGCCGATGCCCTGGACGCTGCAAGTAACGGCGATAAGCCACTCGCGACAAAGGTTATTCCAGCATGATGATTATCGATCCCGTTGCTTTCGGCGATGTGGCTTTCACACGTCCGTCGCCCAAGTGGGTGTTTGACCGGACCGGCACGCTGGTGCAGGTGCCGGCCAATACTTTGGCGGTGACATACGACCCAGGCGACCTGACGAAGGCTCCATATGCACTAGTGGAGCCGGCTGTTACGAACGGAGTGTTTTCCCCCGGCCCGGTAACTAGCGGATGGTCGACGAACGGCGGAACGTTTGAAAATTCCATGTATCCAGACCCGACGGGCGGAGGGCGCGCGTCACGATGGGTGATGGGGCCGGGCAACGGGAAGTACATTCGAGTCAACGGCAGCAGCTGCCGGTATGACATGGGCGCGCAAGTATACACCGTCAGCATGTTCGTCAAGCCGATGGCCAGCGGAGGGGGGCTCGCGTTTGGCCTTGAGGCGCCGTTTAAGCAGGCTGTTTTCGACTTCGACACCATGACGGTGATCGGCGGAAGCGGGACGATCGAAGCGCGAGCATTGCCGCAAGGCGGGGGGTGGTATCGCCTCTACGTCACGTTCCTTGGCGACCCTGGCGGTAACAAAACCATCATCGCGTATAGTCAAGGCGGTAGCTCGGATATTCTCGTGTTCGGCGATCAGATCGAGCTCGATCGCTTGACCACCTACGCCGAAGGCACGCGGGCTGCCGACGTCATCGCTCCTGGCGCCGGCCTGGTGTATTCGAACGTCCCAATTACGGAGCCGAATTACAACAGCACGACGACGTATGCGAAGGATGCTGTGGTTCACGATCCGGCAACGCACAACACGTATGTGTCCCTCATCGCCGGCAACGTCGGCAAACCACTGACCGATACCACGGCCTGGGCGCCGAACGGCGTGACGAACCGCTGGGCGATGCTGGATCAGTACAACAACACGCAGACCAGCAACGCCGAGGAGATCATCGTCGTGCTGACGGCTCAGGCGCTCGCGCAGGGCGTCTATATCGGCAATGCTGATGCGAGCGACGTGCGTATTTCCTGCTACGACCCGAACGATGGGTTGGTGTATCAGGAGACGAAAAACCTGATCATTTCCGACTCGGGAAGCTCGTTCTACAACTGGTGCTTCAAGCGGATCCGCAAGAAGTCCTACGCGGTGTCCGTGCAGCTGCCACCGTATTACACCGGGCTGGTGACGATTGCGCTGAGAAAGCCGGGCGGCACGCCGAAGTGCGGAATGTGCGTGCTGGGCCCATTGGTCGACGTCGGGCTGTCGCAGTATGGCTTGTCTCGCGAGATCAAGGACTACTCGACGGTGAACTTCAATTTCGACGGCACGAGCAACGTCCAGAAGCGCAACTTCGCGAAGATCATGGACGTCGACGTACTGATCGACAACGCGTACATCGACAGTGTCATCGAGTCGCTCGAGAACTATCGTCAAAAGCCCGTGGCCTGGATCGGCGCGGCCGCGTACGGCTCAGCCTGCCTCTTCGGGACATACACCAGCTTTAAGAGCGTCATCTCGTACCCGACACAGTCGGCAATGAATCTGCAAATCCAAGGAACCGTTTAATGGCAATCACTACACTGCTCGACCCAGCGCTGCTGCCAGCGCGAACGATGGATCAAGACACGTTCAACGCGGCGATGGCGTATTTGATGACGAACCTGCCGACGTGGGGAGCGCAGACCAATGCGATCCAGGCGAATCTGAACAGCATCGCAGCTGGCGGAGCGTATGCGATTCCGTACACGTTTAGTACCGGTGCCGTGGCTGCGACAACAGGTATGTGCTCTGTTGATAATGCACCGGCCCCAGCGCATGTGTACCTCAATCGTTCGCTGGCTTCCGGCTCGGTCGACGCAATTTTGCAAACGTTCGACGACTCGACTAGCGTGTTGAAAGGCACCTTACGGCTGGTGAAACAAACCGACGCGACAAAATGGATGGTGCTGAGCGTTACCTCGCTCACAACGTACACCGGCTATGTCGACCTTGCTGTGACGTCGATACAGTCCAGTTCGGGCACGGCGTCACCGTTCGCTAACAACGATCCTGTGCTGGTCTATTTTCAGCGCACGGGTGACAGAGGGGATGTCGGTTCCTCGCAAGCCTTACTGTTGCGTGAACTTTATAGTTCGGGTTCAAACGGCCCATCGCTAACGGCGTCTGCATGGAATATGCGCGTGCTGAACACTGTCGCGTGGAATGGGATCACGGGCGCCAGCTTGGGTACGGGCGGAGCCAACACTTTCCGCCTGCCTGTTGGTCTGTATACGATTTTGGCGTCAGCCCCGGCAGTGAACCTGACAGCAGGAGGCGTTATACGTCATCAGCTTCGATTATTCAATCGAAGCGGCGGTGCAACATACGACATCGGCGGGGCGGAGGCCGTTAATAACTATGCGAGCGGCGGTTACGCCGGTGTGCGGGCGATGTTGCGTACCGTGCTGCAAACGTCGGCGCCGACGGATTTTTCACTTGATCACTACGTTAGCTCTGCATCAACCGGCGGGCTACCGGCCACGACGGGCCTGGGCGAAGTCTGCGCCGAGCTCCTCATCGTGAAAATCGCATGATGGACAATACTATGGAAGTCTTAGCCCCGGTACGCTATGTGACGTATCTCGACGACGGTACGCTCGACGGCTGCTATATGCAAGTCCCGCCTGAGGCGCACGTTGACCGCATGATCGAGGTCGACGAGGCGATCGTTGTCGATTGGCCCCACTACCGTGCCAACGAGGTGCGTGATGGTGTCGAGCCGTTGCCGCCGGCGGCGGCAGACATCGATGTCATGAAGGCGGAGAAGAACCAACAGATCAATGCCTGGCGCGCCGCTGCGAACCTGTCGACATTTCCCCATGCTGGCAAGGCTATTGCGTGCGATGCGCTTTCCCGCTCTGACATCGACGGTGTCGCGAACAACATCGCGCTGTTTGGCGTGTTCCCCGACGGGTTCCCGGGCGCGTGGAAGACGACGGACAACACAATGATCCCGCTGCCCGATGTCGGCGCTTTCCGGGCTATGTACGCCTCGATGACAGCGCAGGGCACCGAGAACTTCAACCACGCCCAGGCCCTGAAAGCGCAGCTTGCAGCCGCAAGCACGCCGGAAGATGTCGCGGCCATTCAATGGTGAGTCCATGACCTTCAAGGCAGCGTTTTACAAGGGCACGCACGCCGGCATCCCAGGCCTTTACAACCGCATCGTCCGCTGGTGGACGCGCAGTATGTACTCGCACGTGGAGCTGATCTTCTTCGACGGCGGCCCAGGCAAAGACAGCCAGGCCGCATCCGCGTCCTACATGGACGGCGGCGTGCGCTTCAAGTGGTTCACGTTCGACCTGGCGCTGTGGGACTTCGTCGATCTGCCGGATCATCTGGCCCTGCCGGCGCTGCGCTGGTTCGACGAGCACGAGCTACAGCCCTACGACCTGCTCGGCAACCTCCACTTTGTCCTGTCGCCGGTGGGGGACGACAAGATGAAGTGGTTCTGCAGTGAGGCAGTCGCCGCGGCACTGGGCATGCCGAATCCGGAGCGCTTCGATCCCGGGACGCTGCATGCGGCCCTTACGTTCCTCAGGCAACCCGCAACGGCGGGTTTTTTTACGCCCATCGAAAGGCAAACATGACTCAAGTAAGTGCACCCGAAGCGGGCAGCTACGCCGGCGCCGTCGTCGCAATCGTCGCGTCCCTCACCCTCACTCAGTGGGGCATCATCGCCGGCATCGTCACCGCGCTGGTGACCTGCGCCGCGAACGTCGTCTACATGGCCCGCAAGGATCGCCGTGAAGAGCGCGCGCTCAATGCGCAGCTGGGGTGCAAGCAATGATGGCCCGGATCAAGGCAAGCCTGCAACGGGCAGGCAAGTACGTCTGGGCCGTGCTGCTGGTCTTGTACCCGTTTGCGGACAAGATCATTTCAACCGTTGAGGGCTGGATGCCGGTCCTGGCGCCGCACTTGGGGGCGAACACGTTCCGCTACGTTGGCCTGGCCATCGTCGGCGCGAAATTCGGGCTGCAGATGTACCGCAGCTGGCGGCAGGTCGAAGCCCTGCTCGCAAAGAAAGCGGGAGGTGCGTGACATGGCGGGCGATCAGACAACGAAGCCACGGCGCGGCCTTATAGCCGCTGTCGGCGCCGTCGCGGCCGCCGCGCTGCTGGCCTTCACGCCAGTGCAGGAGGGCCGCGTCCTCACGACCTACCGCGATATCGGTGGTGTGCTGACGTATTGCGACGGCGCCACCGAGAACGCACAGGCCGGCAAGACGTACACGCCGGCCGAGTGCGACGCCCAGCTGGACCGCGACCTGGAGCGGCACGCCGCCGGCATCGCCAAGTGCATGCCGATGGACCGGCTCACGGATGGCCAGCGCGTGGCGTTCGTGGACGCGGCTTACAACATCGGCGTGCAGGCGTTCTGCGGATCGAGCATGGCGGGCCGTGCGAATGCTGGCGACATAGCCGGCGCGTGCGACGCGCTGTTGCTGTGGAACCGGGCTGGCGGTCGCGAGGTAGCGGGGCTGACGCGTCGACGCGAGCGAGAGCGCGAACTGTGTCGGCGAGGTCTGCCATGAGCCGCATCGAAACCGTGCTCATCGGCGCCATGCTGGCCGTGCTGCTCGCGTTTGGGGCGTGGCGCGGGGTCGTGTACTACGGCGGCATGCGGTACGACGCCGGCCACGCCGCGGCGGTCGCCGAGCGTGTGCAGGCAGATGCCGCTGCCGTGCTGAAGCGGACGCGCGAGAACACCGTCCAGGCCACGCGCCTGGACGAAACCAACGCCCACATCACGAAGGAGAAAGACGGTGAAATTGCTGATCTGCGTCGGCGCCTTGCTGCTGCTCCAAGGCTGCGCGTCGGCCCCGCAGTATGTCCCGACCGACCTCCCGCCGCCGCCGAAGCCGAAGGCCCCGCCGGCGGCAACGGCACCGATCCATCCGCCGGGCTGGTTTCAGCAGCGGCTGACCGAGATCTTAAGCAGCTGATCGAGGATGTCGAGCAGGACTTGGCCACGGGCCGCGCCTGCCAAGCGTTCGTGCGCGAGAACGGGCTGGTGCCGTGACGGACTACCGCATCATCACGCACGAGGCCGACGAGCTCGTCATGCAGGTGATCGACGGCCAGCTCGTCATCGTGCCGCCGACGTCGGACCTGCAGCCAGTGTCCGACGTCCCAGCGACCGACGTCTCATCCCAGGCTGCGTAAGCACGCGCACCGCCGTTTCCAAAGGTACACCGAGATCTCGCAGCATAAGCGCGGCGCCGCGCTGCCCGATGCTGGGGAGGCTGTTGAGCACGGCATCGATATATACCTGCGTGAGGCGGTCGATTCGTCGGGTCATCGCCTCAGTCTGACGGCTGTCCACGCCTTCGATGTTGCGAAACGTCAACTTCACGCTGTCTTGGGACTTGATATACTGTACGCACATACAGTACTTTCGAGGTAGCAATGACAACACTCCCCGATCCCGAAGCGCTTCATCCGTCGCTGTGGCGAGCCTCCCAGCTGGCCCGCGCGCGCACGCGCTGCGTGGACACGGGGCACCCGAGCCTGTCGAACCAGTTGCCGGGCGGCGGCTGGCCGATGAGCACGATGGTCGACCTGCTGCTGCAACAGAACGGGATCGGAGAAATGCGCCTGCTCGCTCCCGCGTTGCGGACCGTGGCCGAGCGCCGGGTCGTGCTGCTGCAGCCGCCGCACGCGCCGCAAGCGCTTGCCCTGGCCGCACTGGGGCTGCCGCCTGAATCGGTGCTGTGGATCCGCACCGAGCGCACGGGCGATATGATGTGGGCGGCCGAGCAGGTCCTGCGCAGCGGAAGCTGCGGCGCATTGCTGTTCTGGCCGGATCAGGTCGGATCGGGCTGCGCGCGGTACCTCCCCGTACGCGGCGACAACCTGCGTCGCCTGCACTTGGCCGCGCAGGCCGGCGAGACGCTGTTCTTCATGATGCGGCCGCTCGCTGCGGCCACGGACGCGTCGCCCGCGCCGCTGCGCCTGAGCCTGACGCCGGCACTGGGCGGGGTCAACGTCGGGTTCGTGAAAAGACAGGGCCCCGCGCGCGACGAGCTGCTGTTCCTGCCGATGCAGGTTGCGCCGGTTCGCCACGTGACGCCCCAACATCGCCCGGCCGAAGCGCCTGCAGCAACGCCTGTTCTCGCGGCGGATCGTGCTGTGGCTGAGATACGCTGATGGCAACAAAAAAGCCACCGCAAGGGTGGCTTAGTTTCGGGCGTCTGTTGGAAAATTCCGAACTTCGTTGGAAATTTCGCTATCCGAAAAATTTAGATTCCCGTAAGTAGTTGAATCTGAAGGAATTCTTGGGGTGGCTGATGGGACTCGAACCCACGACGACAGGAATCACAATCCCGAACTCTTCAGGGCACGCGGTTCTCGTAGCCGTTGTAGCCAATTTCAGTAAGGCCGTCGCTGTTCACGTGAGCAGCCGGGATTGAGAAGCTTGGACCGGCCATCACGGCCCCGATTCTTTCAATCGCTTGCGCCGTGCCAAGCCTCTTTGATACCACGTAATCGTCCTGAACAATGTTGTACAGTTTGAAGGGGAACACGGCGATAGTGTCGTCGGTCGCGAAGACAGGCATGGAATGTCCTTTCATGGTTGTTAATGTGTCAACGATTCCGTGCCTAGAATCGTTTCCGCAACCACTTTAAGCGGGCTTGACGAATAAGGCAAAGAATTGAAGTTATGCGCATCTTATGCGGAATCAAAAACTTGCTAAGACATTGATTTACTTGCTTTAATCCGTAGACTTGAAAGCTGCCGCCCGGCCAAAATGCTGCGCTATTGAACTGCGTCGACCTCAATAAAAACAAGGACATACGAGCGCACATAGGAGCGAGGAATAGCGCAGCAGTCGGACTCTAAGTCATTGAATCATATAAAGAAAACGATGGTCGAGGGTCTGACTTCTAAGCTGAGGGTCGCTGGTTCGAACCCAGCTGGGCAGGCCATTTCTAGCGGCTCTCCGCGATAGTGCCCACTCCGATTTTTGCTATAAATCCCAGGGTTTACTATCGCAGCGGTTTGACCTTCTCGGGCTTTCGCCTATAGACCCTGTCTGTGATCTTCGAGTCAGCGTGCGCTAGAAGCTTTTGCGCATGCTCCAGGGTCTCTGCATCGCTCGCAGCCTTCGCCCGGATGTCGTGCTCCGTGAATCGCTCCTTGACCTTCGTCTCGGCCAGCACGCGCTCCATGAAGCGTTGCCACATAGAATTCCAGCCATATGACGTGTCCTGCTCGTCGTCGAAGTAGCATTCGCCGCGGCGGTTGCAGAACAGGTAGTCGCCGCCAACAAACGGGCGTGACTGCTTCGCCATCTCGACAGCATCGCGAAGGGCAGGGGACCACTCGATAATGATCCGCTTGCCTGTGGTGTGAGCCGTCTTCCGGGGCAGCACATGGATGCCGTCTTCGCGAAGCGAGTCCATTGTCAGTCGCAACAAGTCACCAAGGCGCAGGCCCGTAAGCAGCTTCATGCGCAGGTATGCCTGGATCATCAGCACGCTGCCTTTCTTTCGCTTGCTGTCCAGCTTGAGGCATTCTTCGAACTCCCAATCCTCGACGTACCGCGTACGCGGGCGATCACCCTCCAGCCTGACCTCACCCTTGAACGGGTGGCGATCAATCAAACCCCACTCCACCGCCTTGGTGTAGACATGGGAAAAGACCCGAATCTCCCTACGGCCCTGCGTGCGCGTCACCGACTTAGAAGCATATTGGTAAATCAGCTGTGGGCGAATTGACGTTATCGATCGCTTACCAAACACCGCACGCAGGCGCATGATTGCCCTCAGGTTCTCGGTCTGAGTGCGGGGAGCTTTGCCGGGTACGACCTCTCGAGTGTAGCGGTCGAGCAGGTCGCCGATCGTCTTCGCTTCGCCATGATGCCCGACCCGTTGGGTCCAGACTGCGTACGCCTCGTCTAGTGTGTCACCGAGGCGAAAGGTCGCCTTACCATCCCAGCTTTCTTTTTGATCTTGCGGCACCTGATAGTAATAGACGCCACGGACAACTCTCCACCGCGGCGGGAGTCCCGCCAATTCACTGCTTCTTTCTCGTCCCATTCAATGCATCCCAGTTTGGTTCAGGTTCCTTCTTTACTGGCCCGGCGACATGCCCGCCCAGTAGCTTCTCGACGTGAGACCGCAGCACGACTAGCGTGCCGTTCGGCCTGACCTTGTGCGCGATTCCAAGCGCATTAAGGATTTTTCGTTGCGTCGAATGACGTTTTTTCTCGGTCAGCTGCGCGATCTCTTCATCACTCAGAAATACCGCTGCCATATCAATCTCCCTTAACTTCGTCCAGAACCGAACACCGCGGCAGTACCACAGCAGTCTGTATCCGATCCAAATGCATTTCTCCCGCCGCGCCAACCTGAGATGCTCTGACCTGATAGCGCGCCATTTCCAACAAGCGCTGGTCGGCATTCGTCAGCACGTCCAGCAGAAGCCTCTTTTCCTCAAGGTAGACGGCGGCGAACTTCGGGTCGTGCTTCACGATGCTGGACGTGTTACTGATTAGGTCCGCGCACTTAATCGTCTGGACCCACCACGGAGCGCGCGCAAGCCTCGCCCGGCTTGCTGCTTTGCGCTCCGCTCGGCTTCCGCATTCCAGATCCGACAGAGCCAGCACGCCAGCCTGGACCGTAGGGCCAAACTTGCGCGCCAGTTCAGCGCCGGTTACGTCCTGGTCCTCCACGCAATCGTGCAGCCACGCAGTAGCGATCATGGTTGCCTGCATTTCCATGCTCTCGATGGCTACCGTGGACACGATGCCTGCCACCTCGGCCAGATGGTCGACGTAGGGATTGCCGGTGTACTTGCGCACCTGATGCCGATGCACCATGCGCGCGAACTGCATCGCTTCGTAAGCTTTACTCACTGGCGCCGCTCCTTTAGTTTTCCTGAGATGCCCCGACCTCGACCTCGTCGCCAAACTTCGACGCGACATAAGCGCGCATCGCGGCGGTGAGGGGATCGGGGCCGGACATAGAAATGCAAGCGTCCTCATTCTTCAGGACCTTGAACGAAGACCATGAGCCGTCTCCGGATGGCGCTACACCGATCCGTTCGCGCTCGATGATCGGGCCGCCGTGCGCCCAGCCGGTGGATGGCTTGAACATATCCAGCCACCGCCACTCTGATGGCCGCTCTGCGGTTGCATACAGCAGGCCGTTGTACGGCGCCGCTGATTTGAGAGTCCACCCTTCCGCCCTTGCAACCCAGTAATCCAGCTGCGCGCCGGTCAGTTCTCTGACTTTCATGCTTCTTCTCCTTCGCTCTGGGCGCTAGCCTGGTCGCCCGATTCGTCTTTGAACTCCCCGCACACATGGTCGCGCAGCGTCATGATGTGGCCCGCGCCCGGCAGCAAGCTGTAGCTGGTCGCGCCGAGCATTGCGAAGCGTTCCGCGCCCGATGTCGGCGCTGTGCGGATGCACTCGCCGGCTAGCGAGTTATGCCACCGCCAGAAGTCGCATCCGGCGCAGCATGGGCCGTGGGCCTCGTAGAACGCGTCGACGATGGCCTGTGTGCGTTCCTGTCTCGTCGTGCCGCTCACGATGCATCTCCTTCGCTATGGGCTCTAGCCTGATGGGCACCCTGTTCTGCATCGCAGCCGGCGCACAGAGGGTTGTAGCCCTTACGCTCGCACGCGAAGTGGTGAGGGGCCTCCGCCTGCTGCGGCTGAGATGCTGCTACAGGGGCGGCGACCGGCAGCATGCTCAATTCGGCTGCGTCGACAGCCTTGCGCAACTGGTTGATAAATTCCGCTGTGTGGACTTCTTGGCGCCACAGCGGCGATTCCCAGCGCTTGATGACGGCCCTGGCGTTCAGCAGCACGGCGCGCATCGCCACCTGTGCCGCCCCCGCATTCCAGATATCCATCAGCTCACGCTTGCCACTCTGCGCTACTTGTGCAGCCGTCCCGCAAGCCGTGCACACGAGGCTCGCACCTTCCTGCACAATCGTTTCGTGCGATGGCTGCGCTACCTGTGCAGGTGCGGCGCCTGCATACCGTTGCAGGATTTCGGTCAACTCGTCGGCGCTCACCAGCATCATTTCCGGCTGATCGGCGGGGCTGTCGCGGTCGGGCAGTTCTGCCACATCGCGCACTGCGTCAGCGATCCAATCGCCCTGTGCCGATGCTGCCGATGGCGCAGGGTGGGCGGCGAATTCGGATTCCACGATTTCAACCATCTCCAGCGCCCAGCCATAACCTTCTTCGTAGGCGCCGTGGTTTCCGATCATCTTTTTCAGTCGACGCTTGATTTCTTCAATGGCATCAGCCTGCACCCTGCTGCCCTGCGCGGCTTGTGCGCTATGGGCGAGAGAAGCGCGGGCCTCCTTCCACAGTTTCTCTGCAACGACAGAGTTGGTTGGAATGTCCAGTTTTGCGCACGCGGCCTCGAATCGCGCCCGCTCGTCCTGTTCGCTCACGCGCGGGATGGCTGATTGCGCTTCGGTGGCCAGATGAGCGGCGCGGTTCGCAAGCAGAGCCAAATCGGTCAGGTTGAATTCCATGCCTTCACCATCGCGAAGCTTACGCGCGCCGCTTTCAGTGACGATCTCGTATTCCAGCATGTCGAGAACTTCTTCGCGCGAGTAGCGGCCCGGCGTCTCCGGGCCTTCGTCCTCGTCGCCACGGTCAATGACCGCAATAGCGCTGGCAACGCTCGGCGCGGCTTGAGTGGGTGCGGCTTGGGTGACGAGAGCGCGGATACGCTGCTCAAGTGCACACATGGCTTCGTTGTAGTCGTCACCATAAATCGTGTCGCTGTCCCACAGCTTGACAAGCTCTTGCATCAGTCCTTGTGCCGCCCGCGCTGCCGCAAGCTGGGCGTCGATGTGGGCACGCCATGCAGGGACGCGCGCCAGGGCTTCTTCTGCTACGTCATGCATCAAGGCGTGCAGTCGGTCGAGGTCCTCGCCTTCGTAGCGGTTTGCGAGGTAGCGAAACCGAGAGCCATCGATCAGGCATCCCAGTACAGAGTCGGTCATGCGCTTAACGCGCGGCATGCCTTCGGGGCCGTTGTTGTAGGTGTTGTTGGTCATATCAGTTCCGAGTGGTAGCGAGGGCGAGAATAGCGGCGGCCAGTTTTTCCCCGACGGCAGCCTGTGCTTTCATGTGGGCAGTCGCCGGTCCGAGCACGTCGCGCGGGACGGCGGTCAATTTGATAGCCAGCTTTGCTGCTTTTCCCAGCACCGCCGCAAGCTCAGCATCGACTGCTGCGGCCAGTGAGTTCAGCGGCTTTTCCATGCTCTCGTTGTATGCGCCCGCGTTGTACAGGTCGCATGCCGCGTTGTGGATATCGTCGTTCATAGTTCAGTTCCCGGTGGTGTTGGTGAGCTGGTGGCGCATTTTTTCGATGAGATGGGCTGTCACAGCCTTGAAAGCGTCGACATGTGCGATCACGCCGTTCTCCAGCATGGCATCAGCAAAGCCCTGTATTACCGCGCATTGCGCTGCGATGGCTCTACGCCCTGCATCCCTCTGTGCGCTGGCAAGGTGGGCGCGGAGGTCGGCGCTGATCTGGCGCTCTTTCGCCAACAGGGCGTTCACGGCTTCGCAATCCTTCATTTCGCGCTTCAGCCGATCCAGTGGAGTTTCGCCTTCCTTCAGGTAGATCGCCCATTCATCGCCTGCTTGCTGCCCGGCGCGGGCAAGGGCGATCAGTTCCAGCACGGTAGACGATGGAATTAAGATACTGGTATCGCTTTCGGCCACTGCTTTCAGTCTGTCCAGGTCAATCTGCGCCCCGGTGGCGCTATTCTTGTCGGTCATGGTTCAGTCCTCAAAATAGTGATTGCTGGGGCGGCTGATGGTGTAGCCGCGCCTGAATGTTTTCCGCATACCGTGTCGCCTCGCGCCAGTCGTTCGGGTTCCGGCCCTCTCGTCGCGCTGCAAAGCTCCACGCCATCGAATCCGCCGTGTGCAGCAACGCCGTGATGTGTGGCGATGCCAGCGCCGTCGACTTCAGCCCAAAGCCATGCAGGCGCAGGTCTGGTCGTGCGTCCTTGATCGCCTGCAGCACACGCACGATGGCCGCCGGGTTCCCGTTGCGCTTGCAGACCGACCCGACGCCGACCCACATGCCTTGTTTCAGCCGGTCGCCATACATTTCGATGTGGCGAACGTAGTCGCTCGGTTCGTAGCCCTGCAGTACCGGCAGGATGTAGACGCCGCCGGTGTCACAGGCGATCAGTGCGTCATACCGCTCGACCGTCAGGCGCTGATGCTCGGGGATCGTCATGCCGGTGATCTTGAGCATGTGGGCCTCGCACATGTAATCCTGCGCTACAGCTGCCAGAAGGTTGCCGTTGTTCGACCAGCGCTTGATCTGCTGCGCGTACTCATCGACGCCTTCGGTGTAGCCGCCATGCTTTAGGATCTGTGTGAAGGCGCCTGAGTCCATGATCCAGTCGCCTACCTCAAATCCCGACTTCCGACCGCGCAGCCGGTTGCGGCTGATGAATGGCCGCACCAAGCGCTTCGCATCGGATGGCTGATGGCAGCCGGTGTAAAAGTCCATTACTGCGCTGCCTCTCTCGCCTTGGCCAGCGCCGCGCGCAGGTTCAAGCGCCACCAGAACAAGCCGGCCTTGGTCGGATGCTTCTTGCCGAACATGACGCCTTCGAGCGGCGCCTCGCCCATCAGGAACGCCAGGACGGCCTGCAGATCGTCATTCATTTCCGGCACCTCCAGCATCGCTCACGCTCTGCGCTGCGGCCGACTCGGGAGATCCGATCGACACCAAGAAGCCGAGCGCGATAGGCAACGCTTCCTGAGTGGGCGAAACCTCGTCGGTGGTTTTTACTCGGAAGCTCGGGGTATCGAACTCGCCTTCGGTCAGTTCTTCCCAGTTGAGTTTGCGCGGCGGCCCGAAGTCCTTGCCGAGCGACGGCCACCAGTTGGCGCGGATCGAGGCGGCAATGCTCGTGCTTTCTGCCTCAACGAAGCGCGCCATGTATTCACGGCACGCCAGCAGGCCGGCGCGGAAGAACACTTGCGTGGCGTGCATGAACTCCCGCTGAGCCTGCTCGTCCTGCGTCTCGTTCTCGTCGGCCGCTGCAGGGGATGCGCTACCTGCTGCGCCGCCGTGAAGTGCGGCAGTCTTGAGCGATGCGATTTCGTGCGCCTGCGCTTCGATTATGCGGCGCTGCAATTTGACTTGATCCGTCAGCCCTTGCAGCGCCGCTACGCTAGCGGTAGATGCTGCGCCCATGTAGAGAGGCACATCGTCCTTGAATACCTTGTGTGGCGTGACGGCGTGGAACTTGAATTTCTGAGGCCACGCCCAGCGTCCGCCCGCGTTCTTCTCTTTGGCAGGCTTCTCGCCGTCCACATGCCACCTACGCGCCCAAGCCAACGGCTGTTTGTCACCAGATGCTGCGGGAGTATTGGAGCGAGCAAGAGCGATCAAGCGACTTACCAGCGCCGGGTTGAACGTCTGGATGAATTCCGCGTTCTCCTTCGAAATCGTGATCGTGCACACGCCGTCATGCAGTCGATGGCCGTATGCCACGTCACCGTCGCCGCGCGCGGAGAGGCGCATGTAGCTATTGCTCGTCCACCAGACCCACGGGCCCGGAGTCGCTGCTTGCCGGATCGCTTCCAGCTTGTCCAGATCTACGCTACCGCTTGCGGGAGATGCCTGGATAGGGCCGGCACCAATGAAGCCGAGGAGGTGCATAGCGCAGTTGCGGACCGTCTCCTTGAACTGGTCGAATTTGTCGCCGTCTAGGCCGGAGACGCTCTCGTCACCGATGCACAGCACACGCTGACCTTCGGCCTCGACGATCACGGACCACGTCTCGGCGATGCCGAGCGCGTTGAACTGCGGCGCATCGTTCCAATCTACTTCGCTATCCGCGCGCTTGTCATTGACGCGTCGGGCTGGGCTGGTCTCACTCATGTTGGCGCTCCTTTGGATTTGGTCGTTCATTTGGATTTTCGATACGCTTTGGTAAATTCTTTATTGACGGAGTGGCTGCGCCGTAACACTGCCCGCGCTACGCGAGCTCGATCGGCATGACTGCTATCCGACTGGCGAAGAATTCCGAAGTAGCTGTTGGATGCCGCGTACACGTCGTCCGCGTCCATGTTGAGAAGCCGTGATACGGCTTGATGGACGGTGCGCCGGCGGGCCTTCGTGTGCCATGGCTTGATGACGTGCCCCACGAAGTCAACGCCGCGCGCCACCGGCTGCAAAATCGTCTTTGTTGGATTAAGGCGTGCGCCCAGGCGGGTCGGCAGGAACTCGTCGATACTGGCAAGTGCGCCGTTCAGCCACTGGGGAGACTCGTGCAGGAGCACGAAGTCGTCGACGTAGCGCACGTAATGACGTGCGCGCACTCGATGCTTCACATGCTGGTCTAGGGCGTCGAGATAGATGTTCGCGAAGAACTGCGACGACAGATTGCCGATCGGCAGGCCGAGATGGCCGGGCTGAGACGCCAGCTGCTTGTGAGGCGGAACCCGATCCAGTAACTTGGGGTCGCCGCGAAGCTCAAAGTTCTCGCGCGGATCATGGAACAGGATTACGCCGGCCAACCACAGCCACCAAGGTTCGGTGACGCGCGCGGCGATCTGTTGCCACAGCACGCGCTTATCGATCGAGACGAAGAAGTTCGCCAGATCGCACTTTAGATACCAGAGCGGCCGGCTCCAGTTTTGTGACGCGCCGCGGATCTTCGCCTCAAGACGATGCGCCGCGTACAACGTGCCACGTCCAGGAATGCAGGCGCAGGTGTCGGCGATGAACGACGCGTAGAAACGCGGCGAGATGCGGTTGTACAGCAGGTGATGTGCAATACGGTCGCGAAATTCGGCGGCCCACACCTCGCGCGGCTTCGGGCGTGTGATGACGAAGCAGATGGAGCGGCCAGGCCGATAGCTGCCGTCGAGCAGCTCGTCGCGTAGACGTGCCAGGTTGCGCTCTTGATCCTGCTCGAACGCGGCGGCGCTGGCCGAATTCCGTTTCGTTTTTCGGCAGTCAAGATACGCCTGTACGAGTTCGGAGAATGAAAAGTCAGCATGGTGGCGACCGGGATAATCTGCGGACGGCGCGGGCGCGCAACTCGGCCGACTTGTTGTTGTTGTTCTGGTTGCCGTTGTTGAAGTTCTGGTTCCAGGCATATTCATCGTTGGAAGCGTGCTGCGTTTATTCGTGCTATTTACGTCGCCTCGCCGAAGGCCTGTGCGGCCGATCAGTGAGGGAACTGCGCCAGACCTGCCCGAACTATGTCGGGTAGTTTCTGCGGTGCGCATTGCGGTGGCCTTATGAGCCAGCGGCACGACCAGATTAAAAAATCGCTCAGTCATAGCAGCCTTGACTACCGTGAAGCGGGCGATGCGGAACGGCGCCAACCACTTGCCTGCTTGCCGATACTCGTCGTCAGTTCGACCGCAGCGGCATATTGCTTTGTCGAGATCAAGCGCTTGTCGCGCGAGAGACGAATCAGCAGTTCAGCCACCTGAAGGCGTTCGATGAGATCCTGCAGGTGGGCCGCCTTCTCCCGGGCCACGTTGGCCCGGTAGATCAAGGTCACGATCTCGACGACCTCGTCCCGAATCTTCCCGCCTATCGATGCCTTGAAATCACGCGGCATGTTCTTGGCGAGGTCCGTGACGACGTCGAGAAGGTCGTAGGCGACCTTGTAAATCGGCAGCTGGGTGTGGAGTGCCATGCTGAAAAATGACTAAATTACTGAATGGTTAATCTGCGGACGGCGCGGGCGCGCAACTCGGCCGACTTGCCGCCGTCGTAGTCCTGGTAGCCGTTGCCGAAGCTCTGGTCCCAGGCATACTCAGCGTTGGAAGCGTGCTGCTCGCCAGACCAGTAGTAACGCTGCTCGAATTGGTCCTTCAGGTTGGCGAACAGAAGCGACTGCTCGCGCCGCGTCGGTAACTCGCCGCCAACCTCGGCCGCGAACGCCTTCGCCTGATCCCAGGTGACGTCGTCGACATCGCCCGGCAGCAAGATCAGGTGGTGAGATGGCGCGCCGTCGTCGCCGAGGATGACGCCGGCGTAATGCTCGCCCGGCTGCAGCTCTATCTCCGCCTGGGGAACTCGTACGATCCGCGGCGCCTGGGCCTTGAAGGCCTCGATCATTTCGCTGACCTGTTGGTGTGCGGCTTCGATGGCCGCGAGGGTGATGGTAGTCATTCGGGACTCCGAAAAATGGATGAAGGGTTAAATTGCGAATCTGCGGACGGCGCGGGCGCGCAACTCGGCCGAAGTGTAGTTGGTGAGCTGGTAGCCGTAGTCGAAGGTCTGGTACCAGGCATAGTCAGCGCCGGAAGCGTGCTGCGTGCTGGACCAGTACCATTCGTCTGCGAACGCTTGCTCGCCGCCCGCAGCGAAGTCCGGCGCCGCGGTCTGCGCCGGCGTGTCGGCGGTGTAAGCATGGGTCGGCGGCACGGCCGAGGCGTTGACGCCGGAGCGCGCGTAGAGGTAGTTCTGACGTGTGGTCGGCTTCAGGTTGCGGTACAGGATCTCCAACTCGTCCTGGCTTGGGATATACCAGTCCGTGAAGCCGTTGATCGTTAGTCCGCGCGCCCAGTCGGCCAGCTCGCTGCCGGCTTCGGCCATCGCAACCGTGTTCCGCATGCCGTCGCAGTAGCTGTCGGCGCCGCCGACGCGGTCTTCAGAATCGAGCCAAGCGACATCGGAGCGCTCGCCTTCCGCCTTCGGGGCAACGATCAGTGCATACGGAACGCCATCGATCATGAAGCGTCCCGCGTAAAATCCGCCTTCCATCGGGGCGCCCAGAGCAGCAGTTGCTTCGTTTTGGTGGTTCATGTTTTCTCCTTGTTTTACTTCGGTTCGTCGTCGGTCTTCGGTTTCAGCTTTTCGCCGCTGTTGATCGCATCGAGGTCTTCGTAGTAACGGCGCGATCCGCGGTTCGTTCGGTAGGTCTGCATCGCCCTGCGGTCCTCGGCCGTCATTCCTGACGTGTCGGCCGAGAAGTTGCGGCGGATCCGGCGCTTCCTCATCCCCGGACCTCGCCGCCGAGTGCCTCGACCAGGTCGGCGAGGAGCTTGGCGTACTCGCCGGTCATGAGGGCGAAGTCGTTGTCGAAGCGCTCGACGTCGCTGCGGATGACGGCGTCGTTTTCCTTGATGACGTCCAGCGGCTTGACGCTCTTGATCGCGAGGCCATCGGTCAGGACGAACGAGATCCGGCTGTTCCACGTCATCGCCAGACGCACACACTGCTTGCCGGCCGCGATGTGGGGGCCGATATCTTCCGGATCCAGGCTGTGACGCTTGAGGCCGACTTGAGCCTTGCCCTCGCCGATAGCGCACAGCGTCGCGTCCTGATCGATAGCGAAGCCGAAGTCGAACGGCGATTCGTCCTGCTTCAGCCAGGCAGTCATCACGGCTACCGGCGAGCGCTGAACACGCAGCGACTCGAGCGGCATCTTGTCGACGGCCTTCAGCAGGAACTTGATGACGTCGTCGGCCTTCGTCGGGCTCCCGGAGTCAACGACGAGCCAGCCGTTAACCGGGTCGATCCACGCATGCACATAGTTCGTAACTGGCAATGCGCGCGGCAGCAGTTCGTCGGTAGCTCGTTCCTTCAGTTCCTTGCGGGCCTTTTTACCCGGCGGGAAGCCTTGCTGTTCTTCGAGCTCCGCAGCCTTCTGGTCGACCAGCTCGTTGACCGCTTTCGCCGGCAGGATCTTTTTCTGCGTGGCGAGCGTCAGCAGGAATTGACCGTTCACGGCGTGCACGAGCGGCGTGCTCGTGCCGCGCGGCGCTTTCCAGCCTTGGCGGAGCAGTTCGTTGCTGGACGCTGGCACGAAGGCCTGAGAGGCGAGGGCGTCAGCCAGGCGATCGGCTGTCATGTCCCAGTTTTGCGGAAGGCGATACACCTGCAGGTTCTTAAACCACATCTCTTTGATTCCTTCTGTTGTCGTTATTGGGGCGCGTTGAAGTTGCGCTGCTGTTCGGTGCGATCTACCGCTTCGTCATCCATGCGCTGGATCTCGGCGAGGAAGATCATGAAAGCCATCACACCGACCATTGCGGTGGCGAGACGGCGGATCATTGCGTTCCCGCGTTGTTCAGGATGATCAAAAGTGCCAGTCCAAGCGCCGCGGCGCAGCGGATTCCGTACGAAGCCAAGCGGGCCGAAATGTGGTCACGACTCATGGTTGCGGCGTTCATTGTTCGGCCACCAGAGTCACGCCCAGAGCGCCGGCGTCGTACGCAGCGTCGAGCAGTTGGTCGCGGTCGCCGATCACAGAATCAGTCGTGACGTCATCGGCGGTTCGAATAGTGATACGGAAGCGCATGGTGATCTCCGGTGGTTATGAGGTGCTTCGGGTTAGTACAGCTCGCGCGCTTCGTTGCACACGCGGATCGCGGCGCGCACGATCGCTGCGCAGATCGCAGATTCCTTATCGGGGTGGTCCGCATACGATTCCGTGACGTCACGGCGGCGGCTGCCGTTGCCGACCGAGACGCAGCCCTCTTCGGCGTCGATGCGAATGCTCAGGCCGAGATTCGCAATCAGGGCTCCAGCTGCGCTCCACGAGCGGCGCCAGTGCGGAGGCGCCGCCGGCTCACCTGCAGAAAATGTCAGACGTGCGGCGCCTGGGCTGATCAGCGAACCGCCGTGGCGAGGAGCAGGACGAAGATCTCCGCGCGGCTCGATCGGGCTCGGCGTGACGTAGCGACGGCGCAGCATCGCCCATGCCAGTTCGATTTCGTCATCGAACGCCTGACGCAGATAGTCGGTGCTCCATTCCTTGCGCTGGCTGGTCATTTCGTGCCCCCTTGGGCCAGACGGTGCGCGTCACGTAGGCTGTTCTCGCCATTGTTCACGCGCAGCTGGTAGGCGAGCACCTGTTGATGCAGGCCTGGCACCACGTCGTCGAATTCCATGCCGAGCGAAGTCACGAAGGCGCTCAGTCGATGCCAGCTACGGTCCAGTCCTTCGACTTGGCCGGTGGCGTCCATCTCGTCGGAAAACCGCATCGCCTTGATGAAGGCGGCACGGATTTGCTCGCCAGTCATGGTCTTCACTTCGTCGTTGGGGGTATTCATCGTTTGGTCCTATTCGTCTCTCGCTCTGCCTCAACCATCTTCCAGCCCAGCTCCATCCGGATCTGCTCCGGTGCCGGCGGCGGTGTTCTGTCCACCTGGCGCTGCTGCATCCAACTACGAACCTGCGATTTCTCCGGCTTGCTGGTCTGCATCATTGCGGCTCCTGGTTGAGTTCGCTGCGTCGATGTAGCTAGTAAACCATAGGTTGAATTATGAAGTCAACCCTAGGTTGATTTCTCGTGTAAAATAAACTCGTCGAGTTTGATTTTTATCGATCGCAAGCCTGGAGCAGGGAGGGGAAACCGCCGACGTCCAGGCCCAAGAAGCCAAGGAAGCCGGAAGGGCAACGCGTGGGTGGTAGGGATAGAGCGCGCCGGGGGACAGGTGGAGGCACCTGGAAAGTCTGTCGCCAAGCGCGTCCGAAAGCGAAAGCATGGGGTACGGCGCTCTCCACGAAAGCGAGTCTTTTGACTGGCCTTCTGGGAGGGTGCCATCCGGAACCAGAAGCTCTGCTGGGGTATCTTGAGATACCTTAAGCTCTTAGTTTTTCTCTTGGATCAGCCAAGAATTGATACTTCAACAATACCTATACAAGGTGCGGACGAAAAAGGGCGCGGAATGCCGGAAAAATTGACCCTGTCGGCCTACCTCGAAAAAAGGGGCAAGAAAGCGAAGGCGCTGAAGAGGGGCGAGGCCGAGGCTTTCGGGATACCGTATCCGCTGCAGGCTGGCTGGACGTGGAGATATGGGGCAATGGAGATCACGCCAGCGATGATCGAGGACGCCCTAGTGGGTATTCGCGCGGCGAAGCAAGAGGCCCGGGGAGGAGCGCGATGCGCTGCAGTTGAGGTGGCAGCGCCCGAAACAACTTTGACGACCGCACCCAGGACGCCTATTCAGGGCTTCGTGCTGCGTCAGGCCCGACGCTACCGAGGACGTAAGCCCGCGCCATGGGTGTAAAAAAGCCCGCAAAACGCGGGCCGATTGAAGTGAGAGCGGAATAATTAGCATCCGTTCAGGTGATTTTTGGCCTAGTTTCAATAGCTGTTGTAAAATCTACTAGTTGCTCACCTTCCCACCCATGAGAAAGTAAAGCCCTTTTATACTTGTTAAGATCTATCGCATAAACCAAGGAGCCCCACTTTTGGCCATTTTTGGCTTGGCTTATGAAATGAGAAATAACAAATTTGAATTCTTTCGACCTTCCTGATGGATTTTCAAGTTCCACATTTACGTTGTCTTCGATTTTTCCACGTATCTGACACTGAAGAATAAGTTTGTCGGTCTCTCCGCCAGTCGAGACATTCATTCCATATTCGTTGGCAAAAGTTTCGAGTAGGTCAAGCAATGTTGGAGCTGCTTTAGTTTTGGCAAAGACATCATCATATAGCCGCCAAGCGTTACTGACGCTCATAAGCGTACCATTGCGAAGTCCAGTGACAAGCAATGTGAAATTTCTTGCCGGGTACTTATTTTCGAAGTGCTTGCAATAAAGTGAAATTAACGGTATTTCACCGTGCTCACTATGCTTCTGGGTAAAGTGTTGCTGCTCATCCCCGTGTTTGACTGTGCTGGCTATGAGTTTCTTCTCGTTTTCAGCCTTCTTGCCAAAGAAGTCATCTATGCCTTCATCCACAGATACTTCGTAGAGATCAGCGGGTAACTCCCCTTTTTTTGAGAGGTTGTCCAACACCGCCGCCTGATTAATTGGCGCGAACAACTTTTCGCTTTCGCTATCAAGCGCATCGACTATCATTTCGACATCTGATCTGGATTCAATTGTATGTCGAATTCCAAGATTACGTCGAATTTCTTCAAGCAATTGTGCTCGAATCATCCTCTCGTTTGGTAAGCGAGTGGCTGCATCTGGATTATTGCTGTCTTCAAGAGATAGTGCTGCACGGGCTAATATGCCTGCGGCAGTAACATTATCGTATTCGGAAAGAATAGATTGCGACATGGCTACCTCTCGATGATTTCGAATTCAGATGAGTGCAAATCATGAATCTGAAATTCAGGGCCGTATGCGGCCCTACTTTTTGCTGAAACCGGCTTAATACGACTTGGGTCGGAAACTGATGTTCTGGGAATAAGGAACAATACTGGCTTCCATATATTCCAACTCTTGGATTGTATGGTTGCGATAATGTCGTCCCGCTGAGAATTATCGATTGAGCCATCAGCTAACCAAGCATTCGCAAGCCTTTTGTAGGTCTTGCGGTAGCCCTTGATGAGAGCGCTATGCACATCTTCGTTGGCACAATCGCAAGACAAATTATCAAAGATTCCCTTCGGGCTAGAGCTCGGCGCAATCATTGACGCGGATGTCCCCACTGCCGCCTTACGAGGATCATACGTCTCGCTGCACCATACATAGTACCGATTATTGCGGTACTTTCGGCCAATCTCAAGAGTGATCCATGGATTAGTGGAATATAGCAACAAACTTGACAAGATTATTAGCCTTAAAGATGTCTTTGGTTGATCATGGCTGTTCTTTGAATATCAGAAGGCGTACTAGTGAGCCTTCCATTTGGCATGTATTTGTGGCCTTTTGCCGTGGCATGATACGCTGTCAATCTGTCAAAATACTCACGGATTATCACAAGCGGCCGGTCACAACCCGTCCAGGCTGGTAAATCACGCGGCCTACAATGTCGCAGTGCCCGCTGCGCATGTTGATGGGCCCGAAGTCTGGGTTCAACGAGTGTAGGTACCACTGTCCGCCCTGATGAAGCAGTTGCTTGACGCACGCCTCTCCATCGAAGTTGAGGGCGTACACCTCACGGCTGATTGGTCGCCGGTCGGCCGTGTTGATAATCACGACGTCGTCCTCGAATAGCATGGGCTCCATGCTGCAGCCCGAAACGCGGAGGGCAAGCAGATGCGACGGGACGAGGTTGTGCTTCTCAACCACCGCCCGGGGCATCGACAGCATGCCGCCGTCCTCTGACTCAGGCACCGTCTCGTAACCGGCTATCCCGGCATGCAGTTTGAGCTTAACGAAGCGGATGGGAATCGTGTCCGGTTCGTCACCGATTCGAATTGGTTTCGCGCCAGGTGGTAGAAGAGCTGCGCTCGCAGCCGCTGGGCCCGCCGTAGTGCCTGGTTCGCCTGACAGCATCGGCTTCAAGATCGACGGAGGAAGGCTGGCGCCCGTGACCTTCGCGATTGCCATCACCTGCTTCAGGCTTGGGCTATGCTTAAGGTTTTCCCAGCCAGAGATGTTGGCCTTGGTATACCCGCGCTCGTCACCGAGTTCGAGTGCTAACTTCGCTCCCAGGTCTTCCTGCGAAAGCCCGGCGCCCTTGCGCGCCTGGCGGATCCAGTCCGCTAACAGTTGTTTAAGGTCATCCATACGAGCAGTATAGAAAGGTTGAGTGCAAAGGTACAGAATTACTTGACCTTGCCCAACAAGCAAACCTATACTGTATGAACATACAGTATTTCAGGCGTGCAATAAAACGGGGATAAGCTAGCGCTTTCGGGGCGGGCCGAGGGAGTCGATGATCGTCTGGACCATCTGTTGAGTTTTCTTGATCTCAGCCCTGAGCTGCCGGTTTTCCGTAAGCGTCTTCCTAGCACCGTGT